ACGTAGACTACCTGCTTGTACAATATGATACTTGTAACTGGGCACGCAGAAACAACATTTTGGTAGGATGTGGGCGTGGTTCGGCAGCAGGATCTCTATTGTTATATCTCTTAGGTGTTACACTGATTGACCCTATCAAATACGACCTTATCTTTGAGCGTTTCTTGCTTCCAGAACGTGCAGGTTTATCCCCTACAGATACAACCATTATAGGAGAAGACGTTGATTCTACCGACTATATGGAAGTTGAACTGGAATCAGGGGTTGTACTAAAAATCGACAAAGACGCCCAGCTAATTGTCAAGAGAGACGGAGAAGAGGAACCCATTGTTATTTATGCAGACGAACTGGAAGATAACGATGATATTTTATTCGACAATAAAGACGAAATATTTACCATTAACGAATTATAATATGGATTATGCAGGAGTTAGCGAGGTGTCAACAAATACAGTTGCACAAACATCGCAAGAACAAAAAGATTGGTTGAATCTTACTCCAGAAATGGCAGAAGCGTTTAAGCTAATCGAAGAAACAAATGAGAGCTTGTATATTACAGGCAAAGCTGGAACTGGCAAGACCACATTCCTGAAATTCATAGTAAAACACACCAGCAAACAATTGGCTGTAACAGCACCAACAGGCATTGCAGCTATTAACGCTGGAGGCGTTACATTACATAGTTTATTTGGCATTCCATTTGGCGTACAAGACCCTAACGCTCCTATGCGTGGCAATATGAAACAGTCAAAAATTGAACTCTTCAAGCGTCTTGACACATTAATCATAGACGAAATAAGTATGGTACGCCCTGATGTGTTAGACTACATTGACAAGAAGTTAAAGCTCTACCGTATGACTAACAGACCATTTGGCGGTGTACAAATCATCATGTTTGGAGACCTTTACCAATTGCCTCCAGTAGTCAAGTCAGACGAAAAGAATATACTATTACAAATGTATCGAGGTATTTATTTTTTCTATGCACACGTTTGGCTAAGTGAAGGCTTCCGAATGGTAGAACTAACAAATGTATTCAGACAACATGACGAGCGTTTTGTGGAGATTCTTAACAATATTCGTAGCTATAAACTGTTCAACAGAGACATAGAGGACTTAGATAAGGTGCGTGACCGTAGAGAAAGTCAAAACTATAGCAATAACCATGTACACATCTGCGCATTAAGACGAGACGTTGATAAGATTAACCAACAAATGCTCGGAACTGCAACCCACCTGTTTGTAGCTAAGGTTGAAGGCACTTTTGCACAAGGGTCAATGCCATGCGACCAGACACTATACCTCAGAATAGGCGCAAGAGTAATGATGTTAACTAATGACAGGGGAAGACAATATTACAATGGCTCTTTAGGCGTAGTTACAGGCATCTCAGATAATGATATAACCGTTCGCCTTGATACTGGTATCACTGTCGTAGTTGAGAAATTTGAATGGGTGTCCAAAGAATATGAGATGAAGAATGGCAAGGTGGTTGAAAAAGAAACAGGTAAATGCACCCAGTTCCCAATATCTTTAGCATGGGCAATCACCATTCATAAGAGTCAAGGTCTTACATTCGACAAGATAGTCATTCATACTAAATACTCATTCAGTCCAGGAATGCTCTATGTAGCACTTTCACGCTGTACATCACTGGAAGGTATCATATCAGAGACCTTTATTGATAAACGCCTTATCATTCCAGACAATCAATTGATCGCCTTTGACAAGGCTTGTGCTGCACATAACGGCAAGTTTAATCGAGAAACTTACAGAAGCATGAATTTAAAATAATCAACAGTTATGAAAAAGTACACAGGAACCAAAACTGTTCAAGCTGAGCCAATGGTGCTTGGTGAGTATATAAATAACTGTATGAGTGACCACATATACAATCCGTACACTACCAACAGCTCTGAACAACACTTATTGAGTGATCCAGGCTATCATGTAGTTCATGAAGACGGTCAATCGTCGTGGTCTTCAGCAGAAGCGTTTGAGAAAGATTATAAGCCCAGTGAAACATTTATTGAGCGTCTTGAAATAGAACGAGATGAAGTTGCTGAGAGACTTAACAAATTGCGGAGATTTATGAATAGTGATGCGTTTGAAAAGTTGGACTGTGATAACCGCAATTTGTTATACTGTCAAGAAATCGAAATGATTGAATACCACTCTACACTTTGTAAAAGACTTGAACTTGCAAAAAAAATTAAAGACCACGTGAACTTACAATTATGAAAGCAATTAAAATTAAACATATCAAAAGTACAAAGCCAGTCAGTGTAGTTGACTGCTTTGTAGATGGAGGATACAGAAAAGATGCTCATGGATCGCTCCCTGACGTAGACCAAGACTTCCAGAGCGATAAGCGTCAAGAAGTCAAAGAGTATTACGAACGTCGCTACAACCATAATGGCAAGCAACGTGTATTCTCAGCAGGTACATTTACAACATTGAAAGTGAAAGCGGTTATCAAAGACGTTGCTCGTACAATGCGAATTGCACCATCACTTGTCAATTATCTCACAGCCATATTTGAGGATGATAAAATGGACTACACTGGAATATTTAAGCTCGCCTCAGAGAACAAGAAGGTAGCTAAGTTCATTCACGATTATCCAATGTTGTTTGAAAACATCCGCACACTTATGTCACAGCCTCGTTCAAGTTCAATACACGCTTCTGCATTGCTTGTAACACCAGACTCGATGGATGGAGAGGATATGGAATGTTTCGACTATGTGCCTATCAAGAAAGTGGACGGCGTGCTTGTATCAGAAGATGATGGCTATAGCTTAGACGAGCTTGGATTGCTAAAGAACGACTGTCTTGCAACAAAAGAGTTATCAAAACTTCATGAAACAATTGACCTGGTGAACGCTAACTATGGAACAAGCGTTAATATGGAAGAAATTGTGCGTGGTAATATGGATGACCCAAAAGTATATGAGCTGTTGAAACAAGGGTTTACTCAAAACGTATTCCAGTTCTCTTCTACAGGTATGACAAAGTTCTTGGTAAGCATGAAACCAAACAATATTCATGACTTGATTGCAGCTAACGCATTATTCCGTCCAGCTACTCTTGATTCAGGCTCTACTGACACCTATGTGAATTGTAAAACTGGATATATTGCTCCAACCTACTTATGGGGAACCTACAATGCAATGAAAGACACTTTCGGTGTACTTTGCTACCAGGAACAACTTGCTCAGATTTCACGAGAGGTAGGTGGATTATCATTGGCAGAGGGAGTAAAACTCGTAAAGTTTATCTCTAAGAAGAAGCAGGATAAGATTGACGCCATGAAAGATAAGTTTATGAGCGGTGCCCAAGCCAACGGATGTCCTATTGAAGATGCAAAGAAAATATGGGAGATGTTTGAGGTTGCTGGAGGATATTGCTTCAACAAATCACACAGTACCGCTTATGCTGCAACCGCTTATGTAGGAGCATGGTTGAAAGCCAACTACCCTACTGCATTCTATACAATCGCCCTCCAGTGGGCAGATGACAAGGAACTATTACCTATCATGTCAGAAATGAGCGCATGTAGTGTAGCTAAGGTGGTTTCTCCAGACATCAACAAGAGTGGTATGAGTTTCTATACAGACTACCAAACCAACTCTATATTCTGGTCACTATCAAAAATAAAAATGCTCGGCGTTAAAGCGGTAGATTGGATTATCAATGAGCGCAACAAGAACGGTGAATTTACTGGTGTGATTAACTTCATCGAGCGAGTATTCAAATACAAGTTAAAGAAGTATGAATACTGGGACGATCCAGATAACGAAGATGAAGCCACACGCTGTCCAGTCAATGCTCGCCATGTACTAAATCTTATATTAGCGGGTTGCTTCGATAACGTAGAACATGCAGGCTCTGTCATCGAACGTTATGCAATATTAGAAAAGGCAGCGGAAACATTAGGATTTGAAATCAAGCCTGAAGATTTTCCAGAAGAGATGATTGGCAAACATTATTTCTGGGCACAAAAGCAAATCAAAGTATCAGGTCTTGGTGCAATTGATTACAAACGTATCTATGACAACTCAGATATTAAACAAAGCATTCGTGGTCGTGCTACCTATAGAAACTTAGCAGACATCGTTAAGCCTGAGTTGGACGGAACCAAAGCTATTGTGTGTGCGACTATCATTGAGATTGATGAGAAGAAATTTACCAGCAAGAGAACTGGAGAACAAGAAGTTTTCTGTAAGCTCACACTCCAGCAGAACAATGATATAACGAACTTGATTATTTGGTCGAGTGAGTGGAAGAATGCAAGAGCACAAATTATCAATAATAAAAACAAAATCATCATTTGTATGGCTGGAGTACGCTACAGTGAGTTCTCTGGAAAGAACGAGCTTCAGCTAACACGTAATAATTTAATAGACGTATTATGAAACAAACGGTTATAGCAATTGTAGGTCCATCAGGAAGTGGAAAGACCACTCTCGCAGAACACTTAAAAGCGGTAGCGAATATTCCTACCATCGTTAGTTGGACTACAAGAGAGATGCGCAAGGGAGAAAAGAGTGGTCGAGAACACTGGTTTGCAAATTATACAGCAGTTCCCCCACATGAATTTATGATAGCTCATACTGTCTTTGGTGGAAATCACTACTGGGTAACCCATAAAGACATTGAGGACGCAGGACCTGTAGTTACATATGTGATTGACGAACGTGGGTTGCTGATGTTACAAGAACACGCAGACAAATACAATGTCGTACCAATTCTCATCCAGCGAGACGAAGATAAATTGATTAAGTCGGTTGGTATTCACCGTGTAAAACGTGACCTTGGTCGCACTAAACTTGACGATACAACTTACAAATATATTATTACAAACAACGGCAAACTTACAAAGTTCTTAGAAAAAGGAATGGACGTAGTAGCACAAATCATACAAATTTATGACAACACCAACAACTGATAACGCACCTATTGTAGCATTCACAATAGACTTTGAGACTGGAGGATTGAAATGTCAAACCTCAGCTTGCACCCAGATAGCAATTCACGCTACACGACTTGACACATTTGAAAAGATTGGCTCATACGTCAGCTATATCCAACCTTATGACCGCAAGGATATTAAAGGTGTTGGCAATACTAAAAAGGTATTGAAAAGTAAGTATGACATGGATGAAAAAACCCCTATGGATTACGAAGATAAGGCACTGGAGTATTCAGCTATTACAATGGATATGCTCTATGACCAAGGAAAACCAATTGAAGTTGTAGGCAAGGAAGTATGTGAGTTTATTGCCAGCATGACACCAAAGTGTAGTAAAAACAAAAAGCCTTTCCTAATTGGACAAAACATTCCTTTTGATGAAGGGTTTTTCTGCCAGCTTATGGAATACTCAGGCATGATAAATGAAGTAAAGAAACACCTTAGAGGTCATGAGGACTTTTACGGACATTGGCACCCACTCTACCTTGATACAATCACTATCGGACAACTTGCTTTATGTCACCAGCCTAATATGAACTCATACAAACTGGAGATTATGTGTGAGAGCTTGGGGGTTGAACTTGATGATGCCCACGATGCCGATGCCGACGTATCTGCTACAACCAACGTTGCAATGGTACTAACTAAACGTATGAGAAGTCTTGGCGACGACGATAGTGATAGCACATTGGCAGTTTCTAAGGCAGAAAAAAGTAGAAAACATTTTAAGATTTAGATATATGGCAGAACAAGAAAAAGACATTCAGTTACCCACCGTTGACGAACCCACCGTTGAGTTTAAGCTAAATAGTGACCGTAGCGTGTATAGAGTAACCAACCAAGAGCTTAATGAGCCACTTGTAGAGATTACGGGTTACGACCTTCAAATTAACTTTAATATGCAGTATTTGAGGAGCGTTGAAGACATTGAAGCAGCGAAAGAAGGTATCGCCAAACTATTTGGTGAAATAATCATGGATAAGCTATTGGAATACCGCAAACAATCGACTTAATTTCCCTCTATTCGTTATAAACGGAAGGCACTACGTTTCGTGGTGCCTTTTTAAGATTATAGCGAATGAATAACAAAACCCTTACCAAAGAAGAACAGTACTATTGTGAGCTTTATGTTCACGGAGATGCGCCTTATACTGGTAATGCTTCTATATGTTACAAAGAAGCATTTGGTGAGCCTGATTGTAAAACTACGCACATGAAAGCAATGCGTATTATGCACGACCCCAGAATAAAGGCAAAAATTGAAGAGCTGGAAGTGCTATCCGCAGAGGACCATAGCTCTATGAAAAAGTTTCTTACTACAAATTTGAAACACATCGTAGAGGAATGTACAACCGCTGTCTATAGGGATAGAAGAGGAACATGTCTATCTCCAGCCCCATTGCGTAGTGTAGCTGTTGGTGCATCGAAAGCACTGATGGATTTGTATCCAGTTAAGGAAGCACAAAAACACGAACTAAGTA